CCCGATTGATCTTCGTATTGCGGGGCAATGTTGGTATTGACCTGCCGAAGAATTTCCGTAAAATCTTGCTGGCTTGGTGGCCCAACCTGCAAATCGTCAAGCGTAATTTGATTGCCGCCACTGCCGGCTAAAACAAACAAATTATAAAAGAACCGATACCATTCCCGCGACATTAAGCCCGTGTTTTCGTCGATCAACGCAACCCGAGGCGCGGGGATTTTGGTAATGTCGAGAGTAGCCATTAGCTATTCGTCGGCGTAATGAACAGTTCTGCGCCTACAATGGCAATCTTGACCGGATCAGTGCCCGATACCTCATAGACCCGATCTCGAATTTTCTCTGTCATACCGAGTCGCCGCCAAATGGTTCTGGTGCCATACGCACCGATTTTGCCCATTGAGTTCCAATGTTCATTCGACCATGTATGCCCACCGTCGTCAGACCAGCGCAGCATGACCTGCGGGTCGTATCCTGCGGTGGCCGAATATGCGTTAGTTTCTAAAGCGTAGCCATTAAAATCTTCCAAAGGCTGAACTTGAGTCACCAGCGGTTCATTACCGCCACCGGCCTCAGTAACTAATTGATTACCCGCTTGCGTAGTCAGATAACCCTGCACAAACTCGGCTATGATTACATCGTTAGCTTCGGTTGCTAAATCTTGTGCATCATATGCGGGGTAACCGTTAAGCCCAACACCTGTTTCGGCGTCCAATTGCAACGAATGATGCGCGGTGCGTTTGAGGTTATTTTGGCCGGTTGGGAGCGCGCGCCACGACCGTAACCACTTCTGAATACCGTTATTGTCGGCATAGACGCTCAAATCAAACGTGTAAATATTGCCGTTCTGGTAATCGCCTATGACGGTGTTGTAATTAAAATTACACTGGCAGTTTGACCGATGACGGGTAAACGCCCCGTTGGAGAAGCCAGCACGCTCATGCCACGCTTGCGTGGACACGTCGTATACCCATGTGGCATTGGCCGTCGGAAAGTTTAGCACGTAGAAGGCATGGCCTTCTTGCTGGTAGGTGTACCCCACGGCATCCGATATGGTGGTGTATTGCTGGATAGCATATTCGATGGCGTGAGTTGATATGCGCTCGCCACTGTAACCTTTGTTTCGATAGACAATCCCGTAACCACGGGCGTCGGCACCAAGCCAAAACAACGCGTTGTCCAACTTAGCAACCGAGAACGCCGCAGCGCACCCAATCTCGTTAAGCGCGCCTTGTATCGGTGCCATTGGGAACGCGGCAAGGCCAGCGTCATACCAGACTTCAACGGTGTCAGTGCCGAATACCCACAATTCACGATGCTGAACCGCCACCGCCGCCACACCGTCAGGCGAGCCTTCTGCACTGGCAAAGTCCAGCGGATCGACCGCAGTGCCGTCCAAAAGGCTGGTAACCCACAACCGTTGGCTATTTGGTTCATTGAATACGAAGTATCCATCAAGATACTGAACCGTCACGGCACCCGGAAAGTCAGGGTCGGTAATTTGTGAAAAAACATTTGTGGTTTCGTTGTAGATGTAACCGTCGGGGTTACACGCAAAAAACAACTGCGTGCCATTGTCGGCAATTGACACGGGGCCGGTGCCGGACACATTGCCAAGTTTGACCGGCGTGCCCGTCAAACTGGTCAATTTGTAGACTTCATTGCCCGATACGACATAGAAGTCCGCACCGTTGGTCTGGTGTGCCCATAGGGCGCGGATGGGGCCGGTGCCCACGGTCTGTTGGAACTTAAGCCCCGGCGCTCGATTAAAGAACGCCGCTTCTTTGCCGCCTTCGGGAATCAGCTCCGGAAACAGATTGACGCAACGGTTGTCCGCAGCATTGACGCTACGGGCGACGTACGCAGACCCTAAGATCGGTGTTTTCAATTACGCCGTAACCGCTTTGATAACGGCAAAAACGATCACAATGGCTTCAGATAACGAACCGGCAGTGATATTCCGCACGTTAATGCTGGCCGAACCCGCAGCAGACTGAGCGTTGAGCAGGTAAGAACCCGCAGTGCCGCCGCTGATGTGATTCAGTATCAGAATATCACCCGCTTCGATCACCGTGTTAGTCAAGGTAAAACTAACTGTGGTATCAGAAGCAAGCAAAGCAGCGTTCAACGTAATCTGGCCGGTTGATTTGCTCAATGTCACGCCGGTGGCTTTGCTAGTGGCTTGAGTAACTGTGCCGCCAGCCCCTGTTGCGTAACCGTGTTTGCCTGTGCTGCTGATGACCTGGTTGCCTGTGGTACTAAGACTGGTGCCGGTTGCCGCACCAATCACCGGTGTGGTCAACGCCATCGAGGTGCTGGTGCAAGCACTGATATTGCCGCTGGCAACGGTTCCTAACGCCGGGGTGACAAACGTCGGGCTGGTGAACAGATTGGTGACCGACAGTTGTTTTGTCGTGCTGGTCGTTGCCTGGACAATTGGCAACACATCAGCGCCAGCTTGCGAAGTGGCAACGGGTAGAGCAGATATAGCGATATTAGCCATGTTAGTAGTTCCCTGCAAAAATGTTAAACCGCTGGCGAGTCGCAACAATGCTGTATGGCAGGCTCATCACGTCGTCGGGATTATTGATGCGCTTGATGTTGCGCTTGCTGGACATAGCAATCCGCTGCACTGAGGGCGGCGGCTCTACGCCAAACTCGGCAGCAATTTCGCATGCCAAGTTAAACCGGAAAGCCCGCAAGTAGCCCGGCGGGATAATCAACGAGGTTGCCAGCGTAGCCGGTTCGACCAGCTCAGTGACGCTAATAAAGTGCCATTCCAGCACTTTGGTCGGCACCGGATAGATGTACATGTCCATGTTGGGCATGTCCATGTTCAACCAGATGACCTGCGGATAGGTTGAAGTGACCGTCTTGACCGCAATGCCGTCATACTGCTGCTGGTTGATAATTTTGATGCCAAAGCTGATGTTGTTGGCCGGATCGCGGAAATAAGTTGCATCATCCAGCAACACCGGGCGATTGCCCACAAAGTCACCGGTCGGGCCAAGCGTGCGGCTTTTAAGACCTGGCGGCCAGCTAAACACTTGGTCTTGCGTCGAGAACACGGACAGACGCTCAGACGACCAGCTATCAAGCATCTGGTTCATCGCGGTCAAAGAGTCCTGCGAAGTTGCCGCTGATGGCGTTTCACCTTCGGCCAATTGACCGATCAGCCGCAGCGCCCCATTGATCTGATCGCCAGCCGTGGTTGTCATGCCGCAAGCTCCTTACGTGGTCTGCCGCGAGGTTTTGCCAATTCGTTTACGGGTTCCGATTCCGGTTCCGTAGATTCTACAGTATACCGTTCCCAACCGTTCTTTTCATCGTATACCGCCTCGGCCTCTGCTATCGCGACCTTGTTACCGTGAAGGGGGTGCCGCAGGTAGATGACCATGATATTCCTTAAAAACCACCTCGCGGCTGTTACACCGCGAGGTGCTATTACTAAGCTACCCGATACACCGAATATGCAGCGGTGCCGGTTTTGCGGAACAGGAACTGAGCCGCGCCACCAACGCCAGCCGCACTGCCGGTGATAGCAACCAAAAGGTTACCAACCGAAGTGATGCCAGTGCCAACCACGAACGTCAGAATCCCGGACGAAGTGCCCAGATTAACCACGTTCAACAGAAAACAGCTATTGGTTTTCAGGTTGGTCATTACCGCGTCAATCGCTGCCGCCGTAGGCATCGTGTAGGACGCCGCCGAGGTGGACGGATCGCACACCAAAAGACCGCCGGTGAGTTGAGCAACGGTCAGCGTTGCGGTTGCAGTTGCCGTTTGCGGCGCTGCTTGGGTTTCCATTACCTGCTCGTTCAGATTGCCATCAGTGTACTGATAGCCGCCACCAACTGAAGGAAGTGCCATGATTGTTTCTCCTAAAAATTAAGATGCTCCCGCGCTAGGCGGGAGCAGTTTTATCAACCCCAGATACGGCAGGCCATCGTTGGGCGAATGACTGAGTAGCCATACAACACATCGACACGGCAAGGCATACGGTCGTTGTTAATATCGTACTGACGCACGATACGCATCGAGATACCGTTATGCACTTGACGCGAAGCCATATCCACCCCTTGCGGAAGCAAGAGGTCAGCCGTTGCGAGCGTTACTGCATTTTTTCCGTAGACCAAGTTCTGCGGGTAGGTGGTGGACGCGGTGCCCAAGAACGTCAGCGCAGCCGACGCAGCCGGAAACGCATCAACCGTAGCCAACGCATTGCCAGCGGTATACATCGGCGGCTGGAAAGCAATAGTAGCCGAGGTGCTGGTCAGGGTTTGATCAGCAGTCACGACAAACTGTTGCAGGCTACCAGTGCTAAGACGGGTTTGCGGGTTAACCGCGTTCACGCCAGCAATGGTAAACACATCGCCTTGCTTGATGGTCTTGGTGCCGCTGGTGTACGTAATATCCAGCGTGGTTGCACCTTGAGCAGAAGGCACAGTGGACGCGCAAATCGGCGCGACCGGAAGGCTACCCGTGGTGTGGTTGACAATCGACTGCGACATATTGATTTCGTCGTAGCCGAGAACACCCTCACCCATCATGCCGGTCTTGAACTGGCGGGAAATCGTGCCCGTCGGGTTAAAGAAGCCAGTCATGCCGTTCACCAAGCCAGCGTTAGCGGCAGGGTTCACGGTCGCGTA